TGTAAAGGTTATTCATACCATTTATGGAGAAAAGAAATCGCTTGCGTTCCTTTATAAACTGGCAGAAGAAACCCGTAGACTGGAAGAACTCTGTAAACAGATTATCGAACTTACAAAGCGATACGAAAAGGAGTACCTTACTAAAAAGAAATAATGTCATGGTGCCGAATATCACATCGGACAGTTCGTTTTACGGAGTGATTGCCTATGATAAAATAAAGGTGGACGACGGTACAGCAAAGGTGTTATGACACCCGAAGATAGCGGTGGACACTTCAGGAAATATGCCGATAGAAAACTGTGTGCAGTCGTTTGAGCCTTATATTGCACTCAACTCGCACGTCCGGAAGCTAGTTATTCATATCTCATAGAATCCTTTCCCGAAAGACATTTTTTCAGAAGAACAAATGACCGTATTGGTGCAGGAGTTCATGGAAAAGTTCGGTTATGGGAACCAGCCTTATGTCGTATGGTTGCACGAAGACATAGACCGGAGACATATGCACATCGTTTCAATACGTATCAACAATAAGGGTGAAAAGATAGACCATAACCGGGAGACTATCCGAGTCAGAATATCTGCCGGGAAATGGAAGTGAAGTATGGCTTTCATCCTACACTCGGAGAACATGGTGAGAGGGAACTACCAACCCTGCAAAAAGTGGAGTATCTGAAAGGTGATGTGAAAGTGCAGGTATTGTGTATAATAATCTGCTTACTCTAAAATATAATATGTTCGAAAAAGCAAAGTCATTGCTATTTTTGCAATGGCTTTGTTTCTATAATTATTAATCTTTGTCTAAAGCGTCTTCAATTTGATAATTCAAGCGTTGTATTGCTAAAAAATTCCAAACGAAGTATATAATGGAGTAAGCTATCGTAAATATAAGTAAATGAGAATATTTTAAAGAAAAATTATCATATATAGGCAAGGAGTCATGTTTGTCTGCAGCTGAACATAGAAGTATATAAAAAATAGATATTAATACAAAACATTCGATAAAATGATTTCGTACAATATGTATTTCTTTTCTGATTCCATTTCTTATGCGGATGTTTTTTACCCCAGCAGCGCTTGAAGTAACAATAAGACTCATCCCAATAGAAAACATAATACCTGAAACTGTATAAAGAGTGGACACAGCTCCATTTCCCGGATTGAAATCAGGGAAAAAGAAAGATGTTATCATTGAAATGATAACACACACAACCATGCCAATCAATATTATCATAATTCACTATTTAATTCACGTAAAAACTCTTCCATTTCCTGAATTAAAGCAGGTTCAGAGATTCTCACATCATCAATCATTTCAATCTCAACATTTTTGGTTCGCAGAATGTTGCTACCAGTAATTTTTTTACCATTCTTTAACTTGAATGTTACGCCGTCAGCATCACTGATAGGTTTCATGTATGCTCCTAATAATTTTTCATAATCTTCCTCTTCCATTTTACGGGGTTTGGTGAACTTTACCAACAATTGAGCTGATAATATTTTATTATCAAGCATTTGTTGAAAATCAGGAATCTCTTCTACGATTTTCTTAAGAAGATCTTCTGCACATTTAAAAACCTTAATAGCATTTTCTATTTTTTCTTCTTTCTTTTTCCCTTTCAATTTTTTAGTGGGGTCAGCAAATACTATATTGCTAATTTGGCTCAACTGCGTACTGTCAGGTGCTTTTACTTTTGGGGTAAATTTATACAATTTATCTCCTCTAACCGCTTCTAGTAGCCAATTTAGATAAACTTGCAAAGATTTTATTCGTGACTTTGGCAAATTAGTAACAAGAAAATGTTTATTTAATGAGAAATAGTAGTGATCTTTGCAAATAAGTGATATTCTTTTTTCCTGCTCTTGTATATCATCTATCTGAATCGTAGGATTTTTAAAAAGTCCTTCTGGAATACTTGGAACCTCTTTTGCGGGTGATATGCGCCACATAACTCCAAATACATAACGTTCTGTAATTGCAAAATCAGAGAGCAAATCTTCTTCTGGCGATTCAGGGTTTAATTTCATACGACGAATATCCGCTATCTCACGAGCCTCTAATTTTTCTTTCAATTTTTCTTGTAAATCAGAGTATGCTTTTCCTATCTCTTCGTTTTCAATATCATAAGCTTGCAAAGTGAACTTTTTCTTATTATCAGCCATAATCTTTTGGTATTAAATTTAGTAATCAGCTTAATGTATATGGCAAAAGTAAGATATTTTTTGGAAAATAAATAGAAAAACTAAGTTTATTACGTTTAGATGCTACAAAGATTTATCGACTTTATTTAAGGTTTCTTCTTTATTTTTCTCTGATTGATCGTCTGCTAATTTAGCAATTCCTAACTGCAAGCTATTCTCTAAAGTTTCGTTTAGAGTTTCTGTAAGACTTTTCATATGTTTTTCTGTTTTTGATTGATATAATATGTATTAATTATCAATTGATTACATATTTTTATTGTGTTTCTTCTTAAGATTTTTCCTCAAAACAGAATTTTTCAGCCCATTGCGTGTACAATTTCTCTGTTAATTAATAATTGTACACATGAAACCATTCCATTTTTTACGTCAAATGATAGATACTTTGCATACAGAAGAGGATTGCAGAGAATATCTTGAAGATATGCGGTGGCATGGTGAGCTTGTTTGTCTACATTGTGGATCTACATATCTAAGCACCACTATAAACTAACTCAAAAAAGAAAGTTCAAGGGTTTATACAAGTGTAAAGATTGTCGGAAACGTTTCACAGTTCGGAGGGGTACAATGTTTGAGGATTCTGAACTTTCGTTAAAGAAGTGGTTATATGCTATCTTTCTGTTCCTCTCGTACAAGAAAGGTATCAGTAGCAGCCAATTGGCATGTGATATACATGTTATCCAAAAGCCTGCATGGTTTATGCTGCACCGTATCTGTCATAACATAAAGGATGATGCAACTTTTGATGATATGACTTAAATGGACGAAACCTATATGAGTGGTAAAAGTAGAAGCCACGGGAATGGAACATAAGGCCGTAGTCTCAAGGAAAAAATACCTATATTCGCCATGGTTTCAAACACAAGTATAAGTTGAAAAACCGGAGAGTGCCCTTGTAAGGATGCAACTCGCTTTCTTGAAAACATCCCATCCTATTGGTTGCGGAATAAACAAACGTTTATGAAAACAAAATTATTCTATGTGGTACTATTGTGTATCAGTGTATTTCTTTCATGTGAAAAAAATAGTAGAGCCTGAGATACCTAAGAAACCATCAGTAGTAGAGAAGCCAAAAGAGCCGGATAACCTAAATCCACCAACAGACATAATCTCTGCTTCGGGAATTATTAAATCAAAAATAGGAGATATAGAATATGATAGTAAGAACAGATGATTGGAAATTTATTGCGAAAGTTCGTTGCAATAAATAGGAGTGGATATGCATCTACAGATGGTGTAAATTGGACAACGCCTAAAAAGTTGCAACTAATAGAACCTCATTTCAAAGTCTTAGATTCATCAATGGACTGTTTATTTTAGTAAGCTACTATGATGGGCAACTTTGTTTTACTACTGATGGTATAAATTGGACTTTCAAATATTTAATATAAAGTTAATGCTTTAGCAATCAGAATTATACAAAAATAAATAAGTTTTTTGTTATATTCCAAATTTTGCCTACATTTGTATATGAGTTATTTGAAACTATGCAAAGCAGTGTAACCCGAAGCAGGACTTCCATATCCAAATCGTTACTTGCATCTTTTACATTCTCTATATTTATCTTATATTTAGAGAGTTACATCGAAATATATCGTTTCAATGCATGAAACAGATGTTGTGAATAAAGGTTCGGTCAATATCAATGTATTTGTGAAAAAGCAGAAGAACGGTATGCCTGACCGTCAGTTAATGAAAGGAGTGACACGAAAAGTTAAGTCTGCACTACGAAATATCACACCTCCTTTCGGCATGTATTGGAAATCTCGGATCGTATGGTCCGAACCTCTTGGCGAAGCAAAAGAAGGCTTCGATTGTACGAATATAAGATTTGAAGTAATAACAGAAATAGATTAAGAATATGGCTAATGAAAGAAGTTTGGCGGTAGGCGTATCCTTCTTAGGATATGGTGACCCCGGTGATGGTGTTCCGGCCTCTATTTATACACAGTGTCCGATCGTTCATGAAGGCTCAGTTGCTTTTAATTTCAATGAAGCGACCTCTGTCGATTTCCGTGCGGAAGGGATGAAAGATCCCTGGGAGTCATTCGATAAAGCTGGCGACCCGGATAGTTTTGAATTTGCTATCCCGTCGCCGACAGCTCAGGAGATGCTCGCGTTTTGTGGTGGTTCTGTAAGTGGTGGTAAGTGGAATGCTCCGATTGATATTCCAAATATCCGCAAATCGTTCAAGATACAGACAACACCGTACAAAGGTAAGTATACGGAATATACATTTGCCATTTGTAAAGTCAGTGCCCGCTTGAGTCAGGCTCCGTCTTCAGAACAAACAGACCTTTTGCTAGTTAAATGTACCCGTTTGGCAGCAATTACCTCTGCAGGGCAGCAACGATCTTCGTTCGGTCGGGCGGTGATGAATGTAACCCTTACTCCGGTAACGGCAGTTGCAATCACCGGTACACCCAAAGTTGGTGAAACGCTTATGGCCACCTTGACACCAGCGGAAGCGACTGGTGATTTCCAATGGCAACGTAAAGTGGATGGCCAGGGAGAAGCCCAAGATATTGAGGGGGCTATTGGTGACAGTTATATGATCCAGCCGGAAAATGAAGGCGATAAAATCCTTGTCAAGTTTATGGCAAACGGTTTGTATTCCGGAGAGAAGACAAGCGCAGAAACAGAAGCCGTACAAGCAGCAGAATAATTAAGGACTGTTGTTTAGGTTATCGAAAGCCTCGGAACTATCCGGGGCTTTTATATTTTAATCGAAAATATGAGTGTAAAACAAGTACTCCAGTTAGAAAGTGAATCCGTTTCTTGTCAGCCGGTAACCATTCCGTTTGAATTTACCCGGCTTGAATCATTACCGGAAGGAAAGACGGTAGGGGATAGTATCGCCATAACCCCGATCACTGTCCGCACCTGGTTTCGAATAAAGCCTCTTTTGCTTTATATCGATAAAGAGGATAGAGAGGTTTTGATTGCTGATAAGAATAAAGGATTTTCCAATCAAGTCGCCGAACTGATAGCCAAATATGACGAACTTATTTTTGAAATCGTATGCCTTGGCATTCATAATAAGAAAGGTGATATGCCGGCCTGGTTCCGGGAAGTTCTGAAAGACAACTGTACATGGGAGGATATCTATATCCTTCTGAATGCCGTCTTGTACCGGATAGGCTGTAACCCTTTTTCTCGTACTATCATAGCGCTGGAAGCTGTGAGCCCGTTAAGCGAAGTGGAGATAATAGCCCTTCAGAAAAACAGCGAGACATGGAAGAAGAAGGCCCTCAAAGCAGCTTCATGTTCTTAGTGACCTGCAACGAGGCTTTCGGCTATTCTCATGAACAAATATTGGATAGCAGCTTTGTTTTGTTGGTCGGCATGCTTCGTGAACGTGGTTATTTGATGAATCGAAGGGTCAAAGATTTTCATTCGGAAGATACGTCAATTAAAGAGGAAGATGGAGAATGGGTTGAAATGGTTGACTTCGATACAGGCCATGTGAAACGGATAAAGAAAGTTTTATCTGCATAACTATATATTATATTGAAAGTAGAGAAAAGGTTTTGTCATAGTGATAAATTTTGATTTGTTTGGTAGTAAGAAAGCCCTGCGGACTGTGAAGTTAGCAGGGCTTTGTTCGTTAAAAAGATATCGGGTAACGTTCCGGATGAATTATGCTGTCGATCTCAAGATCCACATCGATTGCATCCCAACGCAACGATTCTTCATCCGGCATGGTTACATCCAATACATCCGAAACTTTTGCATTTCTAAACCAAGGATATCTGTCATACGATAGATAATATTCCTTTCCTCCTACGAAAAGGAGGATACCGCGTGCATTAATCATTGTTACTTCCGCGGTGGTTGTTCCATTTTTCTCTAATAATGCGCTCATGTTTTTGTACCTCCTTTAGTATGTTTGAAATTTCAGTTGAAGAAAAACCTTTATTCTCAGCCAAAGAAATAGAAGGTTCTATCCAAATTTTAGCCTTTTTTTCTGCCTGTCTGATATGTATATGCATTCTGTTTTCTTCTAAAGAGAAGAAAAAGAAACGCATTCCATTTTTATAAAAAACCGTTGGACTCATACAGCAAATATACAAAAGATTCCTGAATACAAATGCTTTTAGTTTATATTTTACCATAAACGGATTATGGGAATCAAAAATAGGGATGGGTGGTTTAGAATTCAAAATTATTTGTACCTTTGCATCGCTTTTTGAAGCATTATTTTTGAGCGCATGGCCGAAGCGGAAAGTTTTTTGCTTTCTGGGTGAGTGTGTTGCTTATCCAACTAGGGAATAATATTCCTAGGCCTAACCATCTAAAACTTTATCTTTATGAGAGGTAAAATGGTGCGCAAAGATAGTACATATCTGATCCTTTGGGCTCAGTTACTAGTTGCAATTCTATCCCTGTTCCTAGATTTATGTACTGCGATTTTTTGACTTAGTCGTTTTAGCTAAGTAAGAATGTTTTTATGTTGGGGGATAGAGTATCTAATATATAGACATTCGGATAAAAGAGGGTATGTTACCCTCTTTTATTTTAATCTGTGAATTCAACTTGGTAGTTCATCATTGCATCATAAAGCCTTTTAGGAATCTTTTCTTTCCATTTAGCCGCAATATCTTTGATGTTTTTTTCTTTTGCTACTTTGTATGCATTGAATGCTTCGTCTATGGAGTCAAAATTCCCAATGAATTTTCGTTTCCCTTCAATTATTACACGGGCAACAAATAGATTGTTAGTCTTGTGGTAAGTAACACCAATGGGATATTTTCCTCGAGAGTGATCGCTTTTAATGAAGAGCTTATTTATTTCGTCTGGAACAAAGCAACAGTTATCCGGTGAGTATATTTTGTTCCCTTTATGCATAATATCTTTATCTAATTGCCATCCTTCGATATAATTTTCATCAAACCAATCTCCAAAGTTTTGAAAATTGAGCCATTCTTTACAAATTTCGCATCCTCGATATGTGGGGCGTTTGTTTAAAGCATATTCGTTATAACAACGGATGAAGATTGCTATCCAACAATTATATTTGTATGTAGGCTTTCTGTTTATAGAGGCTTCATGTTTCCCTACTCCAAGAAAACCACGATTATATACTCTGGGATACAGTGGGTCTTTTAACGTACCTCGTTTTATATTGGTTGCGTCTGTTGTTTTTATATATCCTGTTTGAAGAAATTTTACATCAATATCTTTTTTACTGCTATAACGTATGATTTGAATGTCCCCATTGAATTTTGTATGATATACATCTCCTTCGTGCATTAATTGTCTCATGATTTTTTCTATCAAAAGTGAAAAAGGGCAAAGACCGGAGGTGCCTGATGTGACGGTCTGCAACACTCCAATCGATGCCCTTGAATATTTCCCTTTCCCGGAAGACCGTCACGAGTTCCGGATTTTAGAACGTTCTGAAGTAATATATAAGTCGGAAAATATTTTTCCTTATATTTCTCCTTTCATCATTAAAGCTATTTTTTCAAGCTTGTAGGCAAATTGATCTATGTCGCCCATTAGATGTCCGGACAATAAAAAGCTGTGGCAGGCACGTAACGCGAGTATAAACCAAATGCGTTCTATTGGTTCATACTCACCAAGGAAATCACGTTTGAAGCGAGGTTTGCGATATTTCAAAAGTTCTTTGTTGCAGGTATCCGACAAACCTTTCTTGTTTTTCTTAAATCCGCTTGGATAATACTTCGTCAGAAATAACATAACCTTGTGTCTAAGGTCGTCACGATAACAAGTCATATTATCCAACGAATTTCTTTGTGTCTTCAAACAATAGTTGTAGGCGATAGACATGAAATCGAGCAAAGTAGTACTTTGATAAGGTAAATAGGTTTGCACGTCTTTGGCAAAGCAATACATTTGAAAGAATTGCTTCTCACTAAGAGGATCCGGATTGTAATTAGGAACCAGTATTCTTACATATTGTTCTCTCATGACCGGCCTCCTTTCAGTTTCTGAAATTTCTGATTGAGTTTTTGGTTCTCAGCAAAGAGCTGGTTCATGATGTGGCGTTGGTAGGAGAGCATGCCTTCGGTTCTTCCGAGGGCACGGCCGGCATCGAATGCAGCCTGCAGTTCAGGAGTGGAGTACTTACCCATTTCGGAGGGTTGGTCCGTTGGTTGTTGGGTACTATTATTCCCCGACAAACAATTTTTCTCAGTGGAAGACATTTACTGATATATTTGTTTGTTAAACAGAAATAAAAAACGGTTTTGCACTACCCGTTGTCTTCCACCTACTAGGCAGTGGGCGCATTAACGCTCCACACGGGGTTACAAAACCGTTATATTATATATCTTACTAACAGACATAAAAAATGCCCGCAGCAATCAATTTGGCGAGCTTACCCGCCTAGTAGTATGGAAGACATTACAAAGATGAGTACTTATTTTGAAATATGCAAGGGATTACATAAAAATATTCGATTTATATTTTATCAGAAAGATAAAATGGGTATTAAAAATAGGGAGGGTAGTCTGTACATGGTAACTGGTATCGACAACTCCGGTTTATACGAAGGGAAACGCGAGGCTATGGGAATTATCAAGACTCTGGCAAGCGAGGTGACCTCTTTTGATATATTCAGTGGTATTGGTATCAGTGCGGCAACTGCTTTTGCACAAGCTGCAAAAAGCTCATACGACTTTGAAAAAGAGTTCCGGAAGAACATGCTGGAAGTGGCGACCATTTCCACACAGGTGACGGATGATATGACCGGTTTTATGAATCAGGTTATGTCCATAACCCAAGAGATACCGATTAAGGCTCCGGAGGCCGCCAAAGCACTCTATAGTATCGTTTCTGCCGGTCATGATGGGGCAGATGGTATGAAGATTTTAGAAGTTTCGGCTAAAGCAGCCGTGGGAGGGCTTACAGAAACCGAGACGGCAGCCGATGCTGTTACAACGATCCTGAATGCTTATAAGATGTCAGCAGAGGAGGCTGGTACAGTCTCAGATCAGCTTTTTACAACTGTCCGATTGGGTAAGACTACATTTGGCGAATTAGGAGCCTCCATAGCCCAGGTTGCGCCTATTGCGGCCGCATATGGGATCAGTATTGATCAGGTGTTGGGTGCAGTCGCTTCATTGACCAAACAGGGTACGCCGACAGCGCAGGCAATGACCCAAATCCGGGCTGCTATCCAGGGTACTGCCGGGGAACTTGGGGATGCCGCTTTTCAAGGGCGTACTTTCCAGGAAGCATTGCAGTTGATTAATGAGAAGGCTGGCGGTTCTGCTTCTAAGATGAAGGAAATGCTCGGTACGGATGAAGGATTGGCTGCAACATTGGCTTTGACCGGAAAGAATGCTAAGTCGGCAGCGAGTGATCTCGGAGAGTTACAGAGCTCTTTAGGAGCTACGGAAGCCGCGTTTGAGAAGATGAAAGATGCTGCAGACAATCAGCTTACATTGTTGGCTAATAATGTACAGGCCTATTTGCGTCCTTTGGGAGAGAAGATTCTGAAAGAAGTCTCCGATATTGCCAAGGCTTTTAATGAAGCATTTGAGAATAACGATATAGAAGGTACAATATCAAACCTTGAATCGTTGGTAAAGAATGCAGCTGGAGCTTTTCTTTCATATAAAACAGCTATTCTATTAGTTCAGGTAGCTCAACATTCGTATGTAAAATCATCTGCTCTAAGCCGATTAGCGACAATTCAACATACGACAGCTACAGCATTACTTACCGGTGCTTTAAGAAAACAGGCTGTTGCTATGTTGGCGGCAGGAAAGGCAGCTCTTGCAAATCCATATGTATTAGCTGTGGCAGGTGTTACCGCATTGGGATATGCAATATTCAAACTTGCGACACAGGCTACAGCTTCGGAAAAGGCGTTGGCTGCTCATAATAAGAGAGCCGCAGAAATGAGAGAATGGTCTGACGGAATGAGAAGCCAGACGGAAGAAATGTTGGGTGTGTTGCAAGATGAAAATAAGTCCACTTTGCAAAAGGTTGAAGCTTATAAAAAGTTACAAGAGCTTTATCCGAATGAATTGAAGAATCTTTCTCTACAGAAATTCCTTTTAATGGATATGGTTGAAGTCAACAAGATGTTGTCCAAGTCGATAGATGATCGTACTATGGCACAACAACGTGCCACTGTGAATTCCATTGAAGAAGAGATGGCTAAAAATAGTAAACGGATTTCTCAATTAGATAAAAAAAGTTGGATTGACACTAGCTTCCCAGAAGCACTTGAATTACGTCGGTTGCGAAAACGGAATGAGCAGCTAAAGATAGAACATGAGAAAGCAGTAGAGATTGTTGTACAAGGATTAAAAGATCGTACAAAAGCAGAGGCTTTGGTAAATAAACAATCAAAACAAGAAGAGACGAAGTTTACAAAACCTGTAGATCAGAAGGAACTTGAGAAACAGAAAAAACTTCAAAAGGAACTTTTATCCCTTCGTCGTCAAAACCAGCAATCCGAAATTGACCTAATGAAAGAAGGTTCCGACAAGAAGATCGCCCAGTTGAATCTTGACTATGACAGAGAGTTTGATACTATCCGTGCAAGAGAAAAAGAATGGAGAGAGGCACAAGGCGGAAAGTTGACCAAGGAGCAGACGATTGAGATCCGAATGGCAAAAGTCAATGCTGGGGCCAAATTAGGAAATGCGACATCTGACGTTATCCATGAGCAGATTGAAGCAGAAGAACGCGCCATGAACGAATATCTGAAAGAATACGGCTCGTATCAGAAAAAGCGTCAGGCTATCACGGCTATTTATAATGAGAAAATAGCAAAGGCTACAACGAAATGGGAACGGCTTTCCCTTGCAGAAGGTATGAAAAAGGAACTGGCAGACGTGGATAATGAAGCCCAAAAGAGTACCTCCATTATCACCCGGCTGTTTGATGATATGAGTAAAAAGAATATCACCTCTATTCGTGCCATTGCGGATGAAGCGGAAAAATTCTTGTCTTTTCTTGAAAGAGGGGAATATTCATCTGATAATTCATTCGGTATTACCGAAGAACAGTTTGATGTGCTCCGTAAGTCTCCGGATCAGTTGAAGGCCATCAAAGATGAAATAGCCAACGTTCGTCGTGAAGCCGACCAAATGGAAACCTCTTTTAATAAAGTTTCAAATGGCCTGAAAAAAGTATTTGCCTCTGAAAGTGATGCCAGGAAGTTAAAAGAAGGTTTGGCAGAAATAGAAGAGGGCATGAATGAGATCATGCAGGCCGGACAGTTCCTCTCTGACACGTTTTCGAAGCTCGGAGATTCGTTCGGTGGTGTATTCAGTGGGATAGCTGAAGGCTTCAGTGTGGCAATGGATACTGTAAGTTCTGCCATGAACGGTGCGAAAGCCGGTGCCATGTTCGGTCCGATCGGTGCGTCTGCCGGTGCCGCTATCGGTGTGGTTACATCTTTGGCCGGTGCCATCGCCAGGATCCATGACAAGAAGAATGAGAAACGTATTCAGCGGTTACAGGATCAGATCGCCACATTGGATAAATCATATGAAAAACTGGATAAATCCATTCAGAAGGCTTATTCGAATGATGCTTCCCAATTGATCGATCAGCAGAACACACTTTTGGAACAACAGAAAGTTTTAATCCAGCAACAAATCCGTGAAGAACAGGATAAAAAGAAAACCGATAAGGATAGGATAAAAGAATGGCAAAACCAGATTGACGAGATTAATGAAGCCATAGCAGAAAACAAGGAGAAGGCCAAAGATGCCATCTTCGGGGAAGACTTGAAATCCGCCATTGACAATTTCGCAAGCGCACAAGCCGAGGCGTGGGCTGCCGGTGAAGACCGGGCAGAATCGGCAAAGGATACTGTCAAAAAGATGATGCGCCAGATGGTCACAGAATCCATCAAGGCAGCCACGGAATCTTCCGGCGCGATGAAGAAGATTCGTGACAAACTGAAGGAGTTCTATGCCGACAATGTTCTTTCCGGCTGGGAACAGGATTATATCTATAACATGGTGGAAGAACTGCAAAAGGAGATTGACAGGCAGTTCGGTTGGGCTGATAGCCTGATGAAAGATAAGGTGGAAGAGCCGGAGAAAGAAGAAGTCTCTGAAAATTCCCTGAAAGGCGCGTATGCCAAAGCCTCCCAGGAAAGCATCGACCTGTTGGCAGGACAGACCGGGGCCGTCCGTGTCCTGCTGGAAGACATCCGTGGCGGTATGCAACCGATCCGTGAACAAATGAGGCTGATCTATGAAATGCAGTCCAAAGGCTGGGAAGATGTGAAGGCCATTCGCGAATTATCAGACAAGGTGGAAAAGAATACCGACCGGATTGCCGAGAATACGAGAGAGATCAAAGAGGTTGCCGGTAAGATATCGGAGAACACCAGAGGCACGGTTGATGCCTTGGAAGGTACTATTAACGTAAAAGTAAAAATGTAGCATTATGGATAAAGAGTTTTTTGAGATAGCAAACCGGTTAGGTGCCTGCCGGTTGTTGCATGGCACGGAAAACAAAGAAGAGCTTATGCGCCTTCTGCTGACACCGCAGGGTACGGAGTTCTGCACGAAGAATAATTTCCCGTCTATGGAACAATTACGGGAGTTCCGGGGCAAGAAGGCCGAAAGCATGAGAATCTATATCGATACGGACGTGAAACTGACGAATCCGGTGAAGGTATTCCTGGCCGGTTCCAAGGCAATCCTTCATTTTGATACGATCGGCCGCTACAACGTGATCCTGATGCACGGGGCGGAAGCCGAGATCCATGCGAGTAACTATGCCGTGGTGTTCGTAAAGAACGCTGGCGGTAAAGTAATAACTCATAAAGACCATACAGCACGTGTATTATGACAATAGATGGAAAAGACGTATATACTGAATGGGGATGTAAATTATTGGAAGGTTCTTTTGATGATCTTCTGAAATACCCCAAACGTAAGGCAGTCAAATATAACAACTGGGCGGAAGCCGACGGGATCGATCCCGATCTGTCGGTTGTGGAGTTCGAACCTAAGACCGTCAAGTTGAAATTCCTCATGAAGGCAGAAACGCTTGAGCAGTTCTGGTCTGGGTATAGAAAGTTTGTTGCTGATCTGTCCGCACCGGGCTATCGGGAATTCAATCTTATTGCCGGTATAACCAACCGCTTACGCTTCAATGTCTGCTCTTCTCACGAACAGCCTGTGCCATTTAATGCAGGGGAGAACGTATCTGTGTTTGAACTTTCTTTTGTCGAGGACAATCATGCCATTTATCCGGCAACTCCGGCCGGCGGTATCGGGCTTCGCGGGCAGTATGCGATTAATGGGATAGACTTTGCAGACTTCGGTATAGGATCGGACGATAACCAGGAGGACATCTTGAAATATCCTGCGGTTAAGGCGCCGTTCACCGATGGCCGTACGGTAGACCTTTCGACAATCAAAACCCAGCATAGGGAAATAAAACTGTCCCTTTGGATGTTGGCCGGCAGTGTGGAAGAGTTTCTGAATAACTATCGGGCATTCTTTAGCCAGATATCCGGTGTAGGAAATCAGGAATTATATATTAAGACGTTGGATGGTATCATTCAGGTGTACTATACTGATTGCCCGTCCTTTTCTGTGGAAGTCTGGCAGGAGAACCGGATAGGAGCAAGATTCACTATTTCTGTTGTTGTTCCCGTAGTGAGTTGGATAGATGCTGGCGGTGATGTTCGTTACCGTGTGCTGAAGGATCCGGATTTGGGGTTATTGGCAGACGAGCAAGGTAGAATAATAGTTTTCAATTGATATGGCAGAAGAATTTGAAATAATCAGGGCTAATTTGCTTCCGGCAGCCGGAACAATAACCGATAATGATATGATCCTGATCATTCAGGGTGGGAGACCTAAGCGTGCTTTGCCCTCTGCAATGAAAGGTAAACAGGGCGATCCCGGCCTTAGTGCGTTTTTAGGGATAAACGATAAATACATCCTTTGGAAACAAGGAGCTAATGGTGCTTGGCAGAATCTGTTGGAAATTGAGAAAATTCGTGGGCCGAAAGGAGAGAAGCCGGTTTTTCGAAAGTTGAACGGTACACTTCAAATGAAATACGAAGGTGAGCCGGATAGTGCATACGTGGATATTTTCGACCGTGAAGAATTGAAAATGAAGTTTTCCGATCTGACACCAGCAGAAGTGGATCAATTGAAACTGCATTTTTCTGATCTGACAGAGACTGATAAGGCCGAACTTATGAAGCCGGCAACGGATGCGGCAAAAGAGGTTCGTGAACAGATGTCCCAAATTAAGGAGGAAGCTAATACTGCTATATCGAATGTAAACACCGCAAAAGTGAGCGCAGAGGCGGCAACCAAGGCTGCAAATGATGCCGCAGCTTTAGCAAATGCCGCAGCTGGTCAAGCAACTCAATCTGCCGGAGATGCTAATGCAGCGACCAAATTGGCTGTTGCTGCCGCTGCATTGGCGGAGGAAAAAGCCGGTATAGCCAATACCGCAGCCGAGAATGCCGATACCGCAGCAGCTTCAGCCAATATGGCAAAGGAAGAAGCAGATAAAGCAACTGTTGAAGCCAATATAGCCGCAGGAAAGGCCAATGATGCCGCAGGAAAGGCTGACACGGCAACAATAAATGCCAATACCGCAACGGATAAAGCGAATGAAGCAGCATCCTCGGCTACAACTGCCGCCGAAAATGCTGATGCGGCTGTAGAGCGTGCGGATGATACCATAGCTTCTGCCGAGACTGCTACAAAATCGGCGACGGATGCAGCTTTAGCCGCAAACACGGCAAAAGAAAATGCAGACAAGGCGGCAAATACAGCCAAAGCTGCCGCTACTCTGGCCAATGAAAAGGCAGGACTGGCGGATACGGCAGCTTTGGCTGCTAATACGGCAAAGGAAGATGCCATAGTCGCAACCGGCAAGGCCAACACAGCCGCCGACCGCGCCAATCGTGCAGCCGAAGCCGCCGAAGGAGTCATCAGTGGACTGCAACCCGACTGGAACGTTATCGATCCTGTCAATAAGAACTACATCAAGAACAAACCGGAGATCCCGACGTTAGAGGCTATCCCGGACGAAAATACATTGAGCTATGTCAATACCGACGGTACAACCATCAATTTTCGTATCGGCGATGAAGTACGTGTAGCGGAAGAAGGAGAATATGTGTTCTACCGGCTTTATGATCTTGCCGGGGGAAAAGCTTCGTGGAAGGAATCCGGCAGCGGTACAGCCTTGCCCGGTAATGTTTATCTGACAGGAGCCAATTATTACAATGAATCAGTACGAACGATAAAACAAGGATATTTGAGCAATGAGTAAGAAAGGTGCATTTATTTATCAACAGATCGAACAGACGACCGCCGAATGGGCCGATAACGTAACCGTCTATCCTGCATCAGTCTGGTTATTTGAACGTTTGGAAAACGGTAAATTCAACATGAAGCTGGCTGATGGCGTTCATACGTTTGCCCAGCTGCCGGCCGTCATGCAGGAGGTGAAGGTCACGGTTAAAACGAATGATGCCACGACCTATATCCTGACGATCACGACGGCTGAAGGTAAGTTCGACACCCCGAACCTTCGGGGAAACGATGCCCCGGTTCCTTCGATCGATCCGGAAACCAAGCATTGGAAAATAGGCGAAGAAGATACGGGGGTGGTAGCCGAAGGACAGGACGGGGAAAGCTACGACGACACGGAAATCAGGAACGCGCTGACAGCCTTGCAGCAGCAAGTCAACACGCTCGTTTCGGGTGACGCATCGAGTGCCATCGAATCGTTCAACGAGATCATTGCCTTCCTTGCCAGCGTGGAGGACACACAGACGTTGCAAGGGATTATCGCCGGGCTGAATCAGAGCATCGCGAATGTTCAGAACAGCATCCCGACCAAGCTCTCCCAGCTTCAGAATGACGACCACACGGTCAAGGATGCCGCGTATGTCCATACGGATAATAATTACAGCAACGAGGAGAAGCAGAAGGTAACCGATTCACTCCGCCTGAAGGAATACATCGACGTATCCAACATCGGGCAGCTTCCCTCTTCGCCGTATAACTTACGATTTGCCTACGCAGCAAACAACCCGGCAGCCATCAACTTTGCCGACATAAACAGTGTCCCGGAGATGCAGGAGTTCTATTTGTCGATTAAGAACAACACAGGCTCTACCATTACCCAGCCCATCCCGAACGGTTCAGGCTGGCAGTCGGACGAGGCAAGCATTGAGATTGAAGCCGGCAAGACAGCTGGCGTTTCGATTAAGAAAGAACACGGGATTATGGTTGTAAGGGTGTAAAAAGGAAAGGAGGTGAAAGATGAAGAGACGGGTGATGACGGGAAAAGATACCGAATCCGATTTTTCCAATCAGTGGAATGCTAAGTATTACTTTCCATTGAACGGTGATTCGTATGAATGTGTCAATGGGGTATTAGGCGAGCTAAAAAACAATGTACAATGGAAAGACGATAGCATTTTTACAGGAAATAAATCTGCGTATTTTATAAACGGTTCTGGAATTAGGATACCGACAACGGGATATGTAAAGAAAAACGCATATAGTATTTCCCTGTGGGCTAAAAAGTATAACGAATCAGTAGACCGATACGGAGGAATTATAGTAAGCCGAATAAAAGACGGAGAAGGATATGGACTTGAAATGAGGTATAAGAACATTCAAAATATTAATGATGGAATTAATATTACAACCAATAAATTCAATGTTTGGTGTCATTATGTGGTAACTTACGATAATAACACGATGAGTGTTTACGAAAATGCTACACTTGTTAAGACAATAAATGATCCATTCTACGAAGGTTCTCACTTCTACATAGGTCTGGATGATATATTTTTCACATCAGTAACCGAACGATCATATAATGGACTTATATGTGAAGTCTCCATATTTGAACGCATATTATCCAGAAGTGAGATAAATCAATTATACAATGGCGGTAAAGGATTAAAATTAAATTGATTATGCTATACATCCAAAAAGAAATCCAATTCTGGGAGACCGACGCTCCCCTTCCTGACTCCTACAAGGTAGGCACAATGGAAGAAGAATATAACGACGGCGCATATCTCTTGTTAGATGCCGAACAGGAACAGTTCCACACTGACCATCCGGAGGCAAGTCCGCTGGAATGTTGGCGGAAGGAACTCACTCCGGAACCCGAACCGGCACCGGAAGAAAAGCTCTGGCGTGCCCGTGATGCCAAACGGCAGGAAATCTACGACAAAGACATCCATCATTATTATATTGATGAACAGGACGCATATGTCTCGAACACCCTGCAAGTGAAGGATAAGTGTGGCCGGCAGGAAGAAGTCGAAGTAGGCGGTCATCTTTACGCCTCGAATATCTTAACGGTTGCTCTTGACGAAATAGCGGACTATTCGGAGCAGTGCGCCAAGGTGACAGACGGCTTGCTATCCCGTATCGATGCCGCCCAAACAGCCGAGGAGGTCGAAGCTATCGTGGTAAAAGGCTATCCTGAAATGATCCATACAACAACGGCAGCCTTGCAAACTAAAGCAGATAAGGCAATCGCTAAATCCCCGGAAGCGCAGGCAGTGACCTTTGCCCGTGCGATGATGAACAGCGTGTCTCTCACAGCCAGCCAAGCGTTGGAGATGCAGGTCTTATTCCCCATTTGGGGTGAGAAAGATGCAGAGTTTGGCAAGGAAGTTGAAATAGGCTTCCGGCTTCGAGTAGTGGAAGGAGAAAGCGACACTTTGTTTGAAGTGATACAAAAGCACAAGCTGCAAGCCGACTGGAAACCGGGCATAGAAACTGCTTCACTGTATAAGATCGTTGAAGATGAGCACGCAGGCACGCTTGATGATCCTATTCCATACGTGCAGGGTATGGCATTCGAGAAAGACAAATATTATAAACAATACGGTGTGATCTATCTCTGCATTCTGACAACCGTTACAGGTTATCCGAACGACTTGAAAGACTTGCCCACAATTGTACAGGAGGTAAAGCAATGAAACAGGTTATGTTATTAAAAGTTAAACGTGGGGGGGGTAAAATGCTCTCTAAATAAAGAAGTTACGACCTCTTATCGTAAGAAAGGAGGGCGTAGATGAGACGGTCGATGATGGGACGGAAGAAAGTAGACAGGAATACTTTGCTGTTGCTACATTTTGATGGATCATTGAAAGATGAAGCCTCAGGCAAGCCTTATGTTGGTAGTAATATGTCCTATGTAGTGGGAAAATTCAAGAATTGCGTTTCGTTTTCAGGAAACGGGTATGTAAAGATAAGTGGAACGAATGCCATAAACGAGTCCCTATATCCAAACTATACCGTCGATTTTTGGATTAAACTGAAAAGTGGTGTGAAAAACGGTATAATGTCAAAAGGCGTTGCTTATGGAAGTTACAGCTTTGATATAATGGAGGAATCTGACGGACGCATTTTCTTTGGACTGCAGTATGGTGGAACCCGAGGGGATGCAATATGCTATTTTACGATGCCACGGGATCAGTGGGTTCATCTTGCGATCGTCAGGTCACAATCTCGATATTGGAAAGTGTATGTAAATGGAGTGTATGCGTCTGGTTTCACATCAACGATGGTTTCAGGGTACTATAGTTCTTTAATGATCGGAAAATATCGAGATTATGGATTGTATCTGAACGGTATGATTGACGAGTTTCGCATCAGTAATATTGCCCGTTGGACATCAAACTTCACTCCGTCTGCAAGGCCGTATTAATAAATTAGTGACACTGTCTTTGGGCTGTCACAGCAGAAAGACAGCAAATGTATATTCAGAAAAAATTATTGATAATCGCCAACCCCAGGTTGGGTATTTTCTTTTAAAACAAATGGAGATATAAAATGTTCGGTGGCGAAAGAATAATAAAACAGCCTCCAGGCTATCACAGATTGGAGGCTGTAAAAAAAAGAAAATTAGGGGACCGAGGGTCTCCGGAAACAAAGTTAAACATTAAAGTTTGAAAATCATGTTATTATTAATTATTTCTTTTTTGGTTATAGCAGTTTATACGGCAGCAGTTTGTATAAAGGCAAAAGGTGTACCGTACTCAATTAGTGCGACGTATTATACTCTTGATCATAAATTGATCTTTGGAGCAAGCATGGCACTGACGGCTATGTTCCTATTCCCGGTCATTTGGGAAATGAGTACAACCTTTACTATGCGGTTGCTGGCGATCGCAGCCTGTATCGGTTTGATTGGTGTCGGTTTGGCTCCTGATTTCAAAGACGCTTGGATAAACCGCATTCATTGTGGATCGGCGGCATTGACGTTGCTTTCTTCTCAGCTATGGGTTGGCTGCACGTCTTTCTGGTGGGTTCTTATTCCGGTGTGGCTGGCTTTTATCGTTTACACGGTAATAGGCATGAGTAAACGGTTGAGTGGTAATATATGGCAGGACTTTGTATCAACGAAGCCGATGTTCTGGTGTGAGATTGCAGCGTTGTCTACGACTTTTGGCGCGTGTGGACTTGCGCTTTAGAAATCTACCATAAACAGAACATCTACCTTATATATTAAAACACGACAACCGGTAAAATGTCATATATCCGGTTGCCGTGTTTTTTATTGCCTAAAAATAAGTAGGTTATTTAGCAGTATGGAAATAAAGCGCGGAAATACGGTAGTCTGTGATGTCTATCTGAAAGATAACAGTTATACGGTCGAAGAGATCATGGGAGAGGACACTCTTATCCTGAATTTTCTTTCCCGTAATGTGGTAGAGCTTCAGATCAATGACTATATAGACTTTGAAGGGACAAAATACAAGGTCCGGCATAACGAGAAGGTGACGAAAAGGGAGACATCTCTTGGTTGGGAATATACCGTTCAGTTCTATTCAAGTCGGTATGACCTTTTGGATGCAGAGTTTTTCCTTCATGGTACACCGGAGCGGAAAAAGAACTTCGACTATTACACCGGTACCGCCCGTGACTGGCTAACCCTATTTGTCAAAAACATGAACCGTACAGGATCTGGTTGGGTGGCCGGATCCTGTATCGAATCCCGGATGATTACCCTTTCTTTCAAAGATAAGAAAGTCGGGATGGTACTTGACGAACTCATTAAAGAATTGGATACGGAATACTGGATATCCGGCCAGACAATAAATATCGGCAGGAGGGAGTATTCAAGCAACGGCCTTGTCTTGGCACAGGGCGAAGGAATGGGTTTTACCGAACTGGAAGTGTCCGCTGTTGATGATACGCCACCAGTAACGGTTCTTTATCCATACGGTTCAGACAAGAATCTCGGTCCTGATTATGGCACTGATTATCTTCTTCTGCCTGATGGCCGGCTTTCTATCGAAAAGAATGTAGAGAAGTACGGCCGGATAGAAAAGTCCATGCAATTCGACCATATCTTTCCGAAAGGAGAGTTTGCCGTAACAGAAAAGATCGACGATTACACTCTGAGAGCTTCCGGTATGGATTTCAATCTTACCGATTGCCTGTTGGACGGGGTGGAAGTGATCGTTACATTCCAGGATGGCGGCTTGGCTGGCTATGACCTTGCAATCGTTGAAGACAGTTGGGACAATGACTTGAAACAGTTCAAACTAAAGCAGAATGACCAGGAAAACGCCTTGAAAGTCCCCGGTGACATTAATTTTTCTGTCGGTGACAAGTTTATCCTTACCGGCCTGAAAATGCCGCAAAGCTACAGGGATAACGCTTCATTACAGCTACAGGAAGAGGCGCAAGCATGGTTGGATGGCAAGTGCGAGAAACGCATCCAGTTACGAGGAAAATGTGATGAAATTGTTTTTCGTTTGCAAAACATCTTTATCGCCTGTGGCCAGATGGTTGGCGTATATTCCGAACAGTTGGATATCGATCGAGAGATTCGTGTTACCAAAATAAAAAGGTATATCGAGAAAGACGGTACACCTTCATACCGGTATGAACTTACCTTGTCCGATTTCCTTGAATCGAATGGTTTTAAGGATCTGGTGGATGATGTGAATAAAGTGCCGGAAGAGATTGAGGATGCGGTTAAGCCGGTTCGGGAACATACGAAACGCTCATGGCGGGACGTGATGGAAACTTTGGGCATGATGTTTGACCCGGAAGGGGATTATTTCACTGAACTTATCAAGCCGTTGGCCGTGCATATGGCTCAACTTATCGTCGGCACCAATTCCCAGCAGATGGAGCTTATAGGGATGAAGTTTATTCCGAATGCGGACAATGATGCCAACTATTTCAAGAATACGACAGGAAAGTTAGTACACTTTACCGTTAGCGAGGAAATCCGTGAATGGGCTATTCCGGCGGCTTCTTTCCGGCTGAATAATTCGCTTGCCTATTATGTTTATGCCAAATGTCCAAAAGAAGGAACAAATGGCTCAATATATGTCAGTGAACGGCAGATAAAGTTAGAGGATGAAACAGGGTTCTATCATTTCTGGGTAGGGGTGCTCAATACTCCGGAGGATGGCGTACGCTCTTGGCTTCCGAATTATGGATACACTGAGATTGCCGGCCAGACGATCACGACAGGATTGATAAAGGACAAGTTAGCCCGATTGGTGATTGATCTGGTGAATGGGACTATAACCGGACCTGTGATATTCAAATCCGGAACATCCGGTTATAATAACATTTCCGACCGTCCTAACCTTCAACCGTTGTATGATGGGGTAAATGATGCCCTGACGGATGCAGAGAATGCGTCAAATGCAGCCAACAACGCCCAATTGACTGCAAATAACAAGGCAAGGGTATTTTATCAAACGACGGCTCCAACATCGGGTATGAGGACTAATGACTTATGGGTGGATGGTGTGAATATTTATAGGTATAGCGGTTCTTCATGGGTTCTTGCCTCGAAGTATGACAATACGATAACGGAGATCAACGGTGGGCTCATAACAACAGGTGCAATCGCTTTTGGAAGCACAGGTGGAATGGCCGCTTCTGGTACGATCCGTATTTGGTCGGGAGGAGCAGCTGGGGCTAATGGACAACCACCCACTGATCCGACATTCCGGGTAGAAAGCAATGGAAACGTGGAAAGTAGAGGAAGTATCTATATAGCAAATTCAAATGGAGAAAAACTTGCCGGGTTATCGGGAGGTGGAACTGCCGGAAACTCTGTTCGAATCTGGGCTGGAAATGCAACACCTGCAAATGCTCCGTTTAAAGTTTATCAAAATGGGGATGCCTACATCGGAGGACTTAGGATGGAGTCTGGAGGACTATTCTCGGATAACCGCTATTCCGGTGAATCGTCTTCTAAATTTTTCCTTTATTCATCAGGAAGTAATGCGTTTTTGGGATTTTCATCTTCCGGTAAATGGGCCGGCCTAGGTCTAAATACCTTGCCGTCTACGCTTGGGGGAACAAGTGCTTTGATGCGCCTTGAGTATACAACTAATCACAACGATATAAATTATGGGGCTGTGATAGATGTTCATGGTGGACGGCGCAACTATGCGTTATACTGCATTGGAGGTTTAAAGGTCAACGGATCGATCTCGACTGCCCGTTATGCACCCTCGTCGGACAAGAGTGATACAATCGTCCTGAACATCGGTTATCGGGACACGTTCGTCTTCAGTACCAGTACGTATCTTAGCGTCTATCTCCCTTCCCGGTCGACGATCACAAAGAAAATGGGAGAAGTCCACCCGGAATACGGAGATTCGTGGAGCGAAGTCGGTTTCAATTCCGTGATTTTTGTGCATGTGATCGTGGCGAAGTTCTCTTCCGAAGGTATCAGAATAGAACCAGAAAACTCTGATACACTATTGTTGGACAATAACGGCAACAGCATGACACTTGACATGAATAAGGGTGACTGTGCAACGTTCGCTTATTTTAACCAGGGATGGTATCTATTCAATAGACATTATTAATTACAATGCAAACAATCATAAAAACATACAATATGGAACTGACATTAAAAGACAGAGTATTAATACTCAACACCGTGTTACCACAGTTTGACACGAGAAAAAACATGGAACTGAAAGTATCGATAGACAGTAAGATAGCGATCTCGGAGGTTGATCAGAAGCGTATCGTTATCAAGGATATGGGGAGTGGTCAAATCAATATCGGATTTACTGATGCAGCGGCCATAACAGAAACAACAGATATAGCTTTGACTGATGAAGAACTTCAATACCTCAAACAACGTGTTGACTTCATAGATCGCAACGGCATGTTCTCTGAGTTCACGATGCCGACGTATGTCAAAATTTTGGATGAACCGCTAAAAGAGGAGCAACAGGCTGAATAATATAAAAATCCGCCTCCCATCTATCACAGACTGGAGGCGGAGAAATAACGAACACTGCCTTATGGTAATGAAAAAACTCGTAACAAAGGTGATCAAATAAAAACGGAAGGAGGTGTAAAGTGAATGTAGAATTAACCGATATACTAACAATAATCGGGACGTTAGGAGGATTCGAGGCGATAAAATGGGGGATTAGCTTCTATACGAACCGGAAGACAAACGCCCGTATCGAGGACGCCCATGCCGATGTGGAGGAGTTCAAGGCTTTACGTGAGTATAACGAGTTCCTGCAAAAACAGCTATCAGAAAAAGAAGAACGTTTTGTAGAACAAACCGGAAGGCTTCGACAGGTACAGGATGAGCTTTTTACTTTGAAAGAGAACTATTCGGATCTAAAGCTTGAACTTGCCATGAAAAGATGTGAGAGAAAGAAATGCGGTGATCGTGAACCGCAGAATGGGTATTAATAATAGGAGGATAAAAATGAAAAAGAATAATTTACCCCGGGGATTGCGCAACAACAACCCAGGGAACATCAGAAGGAACAGCGATGTCTTCCAAGGCGAGAAGACAAGCCCAGACAGGGAGTTTAAACAATTTAAATCGATGGCATACGGGTATAGGGCAATCTTTAAGATCCTCTTTAACTATTACCGAAACTATAAGCTGGATACGATCCGTAAGATGATTACCCGTTGGGCGCCACCGAAAGAAAACCATACAGAAGCTTATGTAAAGGCCGTATCAGATTATGCCGGAATCCCGGCCGACGATCCGATCAATGTAAATGACCGTGAGCAGATGATCCGTATTGTGGCTGGGATGAGCAAGGTTGAGAATGGCGTAGATGCCGATATGCCGGATGTGATTAACGGGTGGGAGATGCTGTGATGCTATTTTTGAGCAAAACCCCGGTTTTTGGGCGATAAATCGGGGTTTTCGCTGCTAAAAATAGCGACAAGTAAGAAAATACAAGAATTGGAGAAAATTATATACAAAAATCGATGAGAATTATATAGTCGAATGTATAGAGCTCTTTGACATGGTGGGATAGTTAGTAGCAAATAATTGTTACATTTGTGATGTAAAAGTTGTATGTTATGAAAGAAAATCAAAGTTTAGGAGAGTTTGTCATTTTCAATACTGAAAATGGAGACGTGAAAGTTCAAATAGATGCTGTAAATGAAACTATTTGGATGCCGCAAAGAGGTATGTCAGATTTATTTGGGGTTGGCATAGCGGCAATCAATAAACATTTAAACAATATTTACGAAGATGGTGAGTTGGAACGAGAGGCAACTATTTCCAAAATGGAAATAGTTCAAGTGGAAGGGAGCCGTAGTGTAAAGCGTTTAGTTGATTTTTATAATCTCGATGCAATTATAGCCGTTGGATACCGTGTAAACAGTAAGCGAGCAACCCAATTCCGTATTTGGTCTACCAAAACGCTTCGCGAATACCTGGTGAAAGGATACATTCTTGACGATAACAGGTTTATTAAAGGCCAATCCTTGACTTACTTCAAAGAGTTGCTGGACCGTATCCGTGCGATCCGCATATCGGAAAGATTGTTTTATCAGCAGATTAAAGATATCTATATGCTAAGCATTGACTATGATAAGAACGATCAATTAACACTTGATTTTTTCGCATCGGTTCAAAACAAATTGTTATGGGCTGTTAGCGGGAAAACGGCAGCAGAGCTGGTATATTACAGATCCAATGCATCATTGCCAATGATGGGTTTAACATCTACAGAAAAAGAAGGTATTGTTAAAGCTTCGGATATCAATATAGGTAAGAACTACCTAACGAAAGATGAGCTGGACAATTTGAAATTGATCGTAGAACAGTATCTGTCTTTTGCCGAAGCTCAAGCGATTAATCATATACCAATGAGAATGAAAGACTGGGGTGATAATCTAAATATAATCCTCACAATGAACCGGAAGAGTATTTTGGAAGGTCTTGGTAAGGTTTCAAAAGAGTTGGCGAGAAAAAAAGCTCAAAAAGAGTATGCTTTATATAAGGAATCCCAAAAGGAACAGGAACATCTGAATAGTATCAAGGAGCTTGATAAAGACTTGAAGGAATTAAAAAAGAAGAACCCTCCTAAATAACATACACTTTTTACATCTATTATTGGAGAGTTAGGCGGCTATCCCATCAATTCATGGTTTAGTCGCCTTTTTCATATCCGGGCGGTATCCAAATACGGATATGGTTATGAAATATTAATCATGAAAGCTTGGTATACAATACTGATTTTGATTCTATGCCTTCTCTGTTTTTGGGCTGGCCGATGTACGAAGAATGCAGAGTTCGATTTTGTCCAAAAAACCGACACATTTATTCATCGTGACACGATTCGGGATAGCATTCCTTATCCTGTCTATGAGACATTGATACAGACTGTCCCGGAGCTGTTCCCTGTCTATATTACACTTGAGGGGGATACAGTGAGAGAGCCGATCTTTGTGCCTATCCCTATCACACAGAAAGAATACTTGACGGACGATTATCATGCTTGGGTGTCTGGATATAATCCTTCGCTCGATAGTATTGATATATTTCGAAAGACAATGTCTATAACAAAACGGCAGTCATCCCGTCGCTGGGAAATAGGCATCACGGCCGGTTATGGGATAGGAAAAAATGGCCTGTCTCCCTATATTGGAATAGGAGGGTTCTATAAGATTTGGTAATATAATATTCATTATCTCTTTAAGCGAATGTTTTCACTTTTTGCAGAATTATAATTTTTTTATAACTTGCTACAGTTTTCCATTCAAGTCGATTGTGAAATTTATGGATGATTATAACATTATTTTTGATTAATTCAAAATAGTTTTTAAGATATGAAGAAAAAACACATTTATCCATTCCTCACTCTATTATTCGCCTTTTTAGCTGGATGTAGCAAAGACGAACCGGCCGTAGGTCCGGAAACAGATAGCCCGGAACCTCCTATCGAAAATCCTTCGTCTTATGTCCCCATTGATTGGGAGAAAACGAAAATAACGGAAATGCATCCGGAGTCCGGCATTTTCACACTATCATTTTCCGGAAACGAGATTCCAGTGTTCGACGAGAAATATTCATTAGTCGTGCTACAAACAGATACTTCTGCATATTTGCGTCGCGTGATGAATGCCCAAACAGACGGAAATACTGTAAAGTTGCAAACGATCGAAGCGACCATGCAGGAATTATTTAGCAATACGGAATTCACCCTATCCGCAGGCGACCCATCTGAGACGAAATCTACGCAAGGAAACGTTTACGCGCCGTCTAAAGTTATCCGGATCAATGAAGATGGAAGTGGCCAAGTCTTATATGACGAAAACAGCAAGACCAAAGGTGGAAATGATAGAGACATTTCGATACCCATTCTTCCCATATTAGATTTGGATCTCAAAGATTTCAACATTGAACAAGAATTTGGAGATATTACCGATGTCAGCGTTTCTGCAGAAGAGTTTAGGCTATTTCTTAAATATGCATTTGATCTGTACTTCAAATTCGGTCCAGCTGTAAACGAAAAAGAAATCGATGAAAACTTCAAGATTCCAGTCAGTAAATTGAATGAGTGTCGTTTGACGTATACAGGCAAAATGATTAGTAATACAAAAGTCCAGTTTACTGTAAGCCGGAATTTCAAAAAAGATGGAGAATTTAAAATACCAATCACCCTCTATCGGTACATATTTGTATACATGATCGGATATATACCCGTGTGGGTAGAACTTAACGTTGATCCATTTATCTCTTATGAAGTAGGATTTGGCGGAAGCGTAACAGCCACTATAGGTTATAACTTGTCGGGGAACTTTGAAATCGGCTGTGAATATGAGAGTGGAAGCTCGGTTAAACCTGTCAAATCTGCTAATTACAGTTTTGAAGCCATGCCCTTTGAGGTAGGGTTGGATGGAAGCTATATTTATGGGAAAATGGCTACAAGATGCAGAATAAGTTCATTGCTTTATAGCACTACGGGTCCCACAATTTCAATAATCCCTTTTGTCGAAAACAAATATTATACCGGACTTCCTTTTCCTGATTATATGTCATGGTCGAATGAGATAGACGGAGGAATTGAATTTCAAATGGGAGTAATGGCAAAATTCTTGGGAATGGAAAAGGAATTAGAATTCAGACCACTTTTTGGCTTGAGTACGAACATATATAAATCACCCAAACGTATCCGACTGACAGCCCCGGCTAACCACTCTGATGTCAAATTTAACGAACCCGTAAAAGTCTTGTTTTCCGTCACTGGCGAATGGACTATTCCACTCTTGGAACCGACAGAAATAGCACAAAAAGGGGCGATGGTCCAATTCAAGTCCAACAACATGAAATTAGACAAAAAGATCGTTCTCACGGACGAAAAGGGGCTTGCTGAAGTAAAATGGACGCCGACCGAGGCAAACGATTCACTTGTCGCCACCATACTTGACCATGACGGGAAAGAGTTAGACCGAGCTGTATTCAAACCGAAAGAAACGGGAGAAGGATCTGGTGCGGAAAAGTTCTCGATCGCGGGAATATGGGAAGGAGAAAGCACTATGGCAGCTGGTGATGCTACTTTGACGATGAAAGAAATACTTACATTAAATGAAAATGGAACATATAACTATGTGTATAATCCGGAGAAAAAAGTCCTTGAAACCACCCATCCGCATACAATTTGGGGCCTTGTCCCTTGGCGTATATACAGTTATGCTTATAGCTACGGGTACTATAAATACGACACGAAGACATCCCTTTTGACATTAAACCCTGAAAAAGCAGAACATGACTGGTTTAATATCATTGGAGACGAGCCGGAAGGCGGGGAGATGGATCCGCCTGAATTGACGAAAAAGGGAACTTTCGAAGTAGAAATAGAAAGTGCAACAAACATATATATTGAGAATGGAGGCAGATTTTATAAAATGGATTAACCTGTCGTCAACTGGAAAATGGAAAAATTTACTTTTGTGCTACTGACGTGGCGAAGGTATTGGGTTATGTTAATCCTAGGGATGCAATAGTAAGACATTGTAAGCCAGGGGGCGTCGTGATCCACGACACCCTTACTAATAGTGGTGTTCAGCCAATTAAGTTTATAAATGAAGGCGATGTATACAGACTAATTGTTCGTTCTACTCTTCCTTCTGCGGAAAAGTTTGAGAAATGGTTGTTTGAAGAGGTTGTGCCATCGATTCACAACAAGGGTTATTACGGAAATATAAATCGCGCCACATTGCCTAACTTTACCCAGAGATATATTGATAATGTTCATTCTATTCCTTCCGGTTATTTTTCTGTAATAACAGAGTTATTTGTTAGAATGCATGCTTTATTAGAGAAAGCAGGATATGTTATCCCCGATAAGGGGGTGCATGGCAAGCAGATGATGCCGGATATTTCAGTAGGTAGAGGTTTCGCTCAATTCTTAAAGCGGAACAACTCTGAATACTATGATACCCATAAGACATATAAACATAAGTTCCCGGACGGGCGTATAATAGATGCAAACATGTATTCTATTGATGCTCTCCCTATGTTTATTAGGTACATAGAGGAGGATTGGCTTATGAATCGTGCACAAGCTTATTTCAAAGATAAAGATCCTATGGCTTTAGATTACTTGCCCAAAATTATTGCACCACGTAGAATAGCATAACAAACTGGATGATATGGAAGAAGAACGCACTTATTATAAGGAAGGGTTGCTAACAGAAGAGCAAGTGATAAGGATGTGTAGAGAGGCAAAAGAACATTAAAGAAATGGATGAAGTGGCTGTAGATAAAAGTATTAAACTTTTCCTTGACGCTTTCAGTGAGGTTTGTAGCTTATAATATTGAAACAAGAGCTCAAGAAATCACCCACTTGGGCTCTTTTCCCTTCCCTCCACCTCTCTCTCAAAACTTTTTAGTATATTTGGGAAATACTTAAATCAAACAGCATGACAGAATTAAAGAATTTCATAGTAAACAACAAAGATCGCGACGATTTAGTCGGAGATATTTGTACTAACCTTTTAAGAGATCAAAAATTTACCCAACTTGAAAGCGAAAGAATTTAGCGTGAGTATATCATGATGAGAGGTACTGTGAAGGTTCACATACGAAATGCGGTTAAAGAACTTTTCAAAGAATATTCTGAAGAAGATGTGCATTTTGATGGCGAGGAAGATTACTAATAAAAAGGAAACGAATTTTTTCATAGTTAAGGTAGAGCGTTCAGACAGTGATATCCAGACGCTCTTTAAAACAGCAACCTCCCATCCTTCTTATCCATCACCGCATTGAAAACACTTTTGTAGGTCTCATACAACTCCTTCCTGTTTTCCGGTCCCGGCCAATCAGCAAAAGACTCTCCTGCAAAAAATTTCCAAGCAAAGATACGTTTGGCTTTTTCGGATAAGCCTAATTGATCGATTATGTTCCGGACATCCTGCATACGTTCCCGGATATATTCGGTATGATCTGGGCTGTCATCGGGTTCGTCGATGATATTCAGCCGTCGCCAATCTACATTCTCATCTACCGGAATAGGCTTGTATTTATGCCGGTAGGGAGATGTATCCGAGGTAACGTTTAGCTTTATCATTTGCAGGATATAGAAGTCAAGTTCAGTATATTTACCCTGTTTGGCTTCCATTAGCCGGGAGAGATGCTCCAGGGGCTTTTGAAGCAGCATACACATTACCTCGTTCAATACGTCAATAGCTTCGTCTGTCATTCCGGCAAGTGAGCAGTGATACTTAGCGTAATCCAGCCACCTGTCGTAACGTTTCTCTATATATTTATTCAATGCCTCACTTGCCATAGTCGTCCTTATTTGATATATTTGTTTCTGGTTGTAAGAGGGTGGCGCTGTGAGGCGCTGCCTTTCTTTTATCTAAGATATTGGAAATAGTTGTTCCATTCTTTTTTAGCCAATTTAGGGGCGAATGAGAATAGGTATCCTAATGATTTTAGGACAATCCCGGCGATAAGAAACAATCCACCTATACATATTGAAATAAGAAAGGGAACAGTGAGTAACATTGCTATGATTTTTATATTTACTTTCATGCTTATTCCTCCTCTTCGTTCGTATCAAAAAGATTGGCTACCATATCGACAATATTTGTCTGGATATTATCTTCAGCCCCCAATACGGCATTACTGATGTGCTTTTTCTCTTCGATGATCCGATAGAGCTTTTGGTCGATTGTCCGACGGCCGAGCAGGTAGTAGCAATTCACAGAGTCTTTCTGCCCGATGCGATGGGCACGGCTTTCTGCCTGATCACAATCTGCATACGTCCAAGGTAGCTCAATAAAGGCGACATCGCTGGCTGCTGTGAGCGTAATACCGGCGCTGGCGGCTTTGATGGAACAGATGATGACGTCGGTTTTCGGATTCTTTTGGAAAGCGTCGACAGAGGCCTGTTTCTCTTCCATACTTTGCCTCCCTGTAACACAGACGGCAGAGGGGAAAGCGGCCAACAGACGGTCTACTACGTCATGCAGGTTACAAAACAGGATAATCTTTTTGCCATTCTCCTGAAAGTCCTTCACGAAGTCGATCACCTCTTTCAGTTTGCCGCGTGCGGTAATATCTTTCAGAATACCAATACGGACCATCACTTCCCCTTTCAGTGACTTTTGAATCTTTTCATCATCCGCTTCCTTGTAGCGTTTCAGATAATCGATCAAGTCGCGTTCGGCATCCATATATTCTTTTCGGTTCGTGATTTCACAGGAAACGATCTGACGCACTTTATCCGGCAACTGGGTGAGTACTTTCGACTTTTCCCGACGAAAGAAGCAGTGTTGCCATAGCTTATAATTTAGCTCCTTTAGATTGCTCGCTTGGTTAGGACCGGAACAGTACCGAAGCATGAAACCTTTCCATCCACCCATATCGATCATGCGATCCATAATACCCAATTGTGCAACCAGATCCTTTGGTTTGTTGACAACAGGTGTCCCAGTCAGCAAGATGATATATTCTTTCCCGGATGCAATGCCTTTGCAAAACTTGGTCTGCTGGGTGGCCGTTGATTTGACTTTATGCGATTCGTCGATTATCACGGACTTGAACAGTTTGATCGTGTTGTGAAATTCGACATCTTTCAATGTCCATTTCTCTGCTTTCATGATCCGCCGGACAAAGTATTTTCGTAGGCTTTCGTAGTTTACGATAAAAACCTGGTTCATGCCTGTCTGCCAGAAGAAAGGCCAGCTATCGCGGACGGAATCGGTTAATACCATCGCTTTCTTGTCTGTAAACTTATGCCATTCCCTTTGCCAATTGATCTTGACAACATTCGGGCAGATTACCAGGCAGGGGAAGGCGTCGGCCTTGTTGATAGTGGCGATGCTTTCAAGTGTATTGTGCGTTACAATATAATTGTTTGTCAGATACAAATGATCCGGAGCGGTTACGCTTATACATACGGAATCTTCCTCTCTAATATATTCGATAGACGAGATATACCGTGAACAATAGTTCGTCTTTTTGATGTTCCATTCGGCAGCTTTCCGTTCGAGGTAGAACGGGCAAACCTTGATCCTCACGTTTACTTGAAACTCCACGCCTTTACCTTCATTTCGCCTGTCGTACCTGCGTATGATCGCCTGTCCTCCAAGGGAACGTACCAAAAGGGCAATGTCACGTGCCATGCCATAGGAAAGGGTACTGTAGGTGATCCTGTTTTTCTTTCCCGATCCATCTGTATCCATCAAACCGCGTAAGAGGTCGATGCGCTGTTCCACCGATCCGTGCATGTATTCGTATGGTATGAATTTCTCTACACTCGGTTTGTCTGCTTTGAGCCGTTTGATCTCTTGGTAAAAACGATTTTCGTGGACTGTCGGATTCTTTGTAATGTTGTATCGCGGACACGTGGCGTAATCGTCCCGTATCAATAGCATGTCGCCGGGTAAAAGTTTTCTTACCCTTTCGGCAATAGCCACATCCATATCCGGTGTAGAGAAAGACAGTTTTCCGTTACCACCGCAAAGATGGCCGTCTCCCAAAAGTACCCCCATGATGTAAGGATGGATGATGTATAATCTTTCCTTGTACTTCACAGGTTCACACATTGGGATTTCCCATTTCCGTCTTGTATGGTTATGGCCAAAACCTTTCAGGTTGTAGGTTACGCCGGAATCCATGATCTCCTGTGTTGTCTTGGTGATCCATCCTTTCCCCTTTCTTCTACGGTTGACATCTCGGACACACCACAGATGTTCTGGCCCGCATTCACAGGATACGCCATCAGAGAACGTAACTTTGAACACGCGGCGTTCTTTTTGTGGAAACACGCCGCTTACGGCATATACATTTCCGTCCCTGCCGAATATCTCGTCTCCAATTTGTAACTCTCCGATCCGTCTGAAGCTGTTTGGAGTAGCCACGTAACTACTGACCGGTTGTTGTTTACCAAGTCCCATATCGTCTCCATTGATAAACCGTTTCAGTTGCAAGCCTCGTGCAATTCCTTGCAGTTGATAGGGGTAAGGCTGTACTTTCAGTCCATGTTCTCCGTCTAGTTCCGGCATTTCCGGTATTTGAAAAGCAACATCCTCCTCTGTCTGTGATTGTGCAATCGTTCCCCATTGTACCGGTTCGAAATGGCGGACGTAATAAGTCAATTGATCCAATTCTGCTTTGCATTTGTTGGTTGCCGGAATCAGCCATGCGCCCGTTTGTTTGTCCCACCAGCGGATGGAAACAGAGCTTTTCAGCTTGTCTACAACCTGCTGGCGGTATCTGTCAAACTTCACCGCATAACATTGACCTTTTTCTGTATTTTGCAGTGTAATTGTCATAGTGGTAGGTGTTATGCAAATTCGTCAAACGCTTTTATCTCTTCGGCGACTTCCTCCATTTCTGCTTTTTTCTTGCGGCCGCGTTTCTTCGGCTTCGGCTCTGCTTCTCCGGTAATATCGGATTCTTCAGGAACATCGAAATCGAACGATTCTTGTTTGATTCCATATTTTCCGCCGAACAAGTAAGCGTCCACTTCGTAGTCAAGTCGGCTGACCGCTTGTCTTAAAGCATCCCCATACGGATATCCCTCGCCGGATTCGTCTTCGAATTTTGTAAACGGGACGGAAAGGTTAAGGACTTGTCCGCTTTTCAATAGCTTTTGTGCCTGGATAGAAACACCGGCCGATTCGTCTGATCCACCTTTGCTATACCCAGTGACAACGATATTTTTCAGTTTCTCATTCAGATCATCATCCGAAGGATTTTCGATATTTACAACTCCGGCTTCTTGCATTTCGCAAATCTTGACGGCATGAGTCTTTAACAAACTCATGGCATATAACAGGTCCGGATGAACGAATTGCTGGGATGATTTGGTTACTTCGTTCTTGTAGTTTGCTTCTACAAATCGCTCTGTGTAGTCAGCTGTTACCTGATTGTTTTTAAGTTTGACTTTCTGAATTTCATACACAGGTTGTTCTTTTACTAATTCATCTTCCATACTTTTTAAAATTTAGGATTGTTATAACTTTGGGGCGCTAAGGCCATTTCTGCTTTTGCTTTACTGATTACAGTGCGACACCATTCCAGTTGATGAGTCGCGGTCCGGTTCAAACGCTCACACCAATCGACAAGATATTGTTCATCTTTGCACAGACTGTCAATGATAGCATTTACTGCCTTGGAGGTAGCCCCGGCACGTGAGGCTGTTTCCCGTAACGTATCGAAGACTTCCGATTTCTTTTTCCCGTTCAGATGGTATTTGGCATCTGCTAACAGTTTCCCGGTCCGGGCGATATAGACGGCAAGGTCGTTTCCACGTAGGACAGCTTCTTGGACTTCTTCACTCATGGTAATATTCAGATAGGAATCAATAGCTGCCAACTCGTTGGATATTTTATCTATGGGTGTGATATTTAAATTCATGTCTGTTTGTCTTTAAAATATATCTTCCGAAAAAAAGGATATCCTATTTATTTTCAACCGAACAGCATCCACCACCGGAAGGCAAGTTCTTCGTATTTTTCTTTACCTTTCTGGTAAATCGTATCGCCTCGTTTAATGAATGCTTTGAACACTTTTTGATTTTTCTTGGAGATACCATAGATGAAATCCTGCCGACTGCCTGCGATATCCATATACCAGGCGCGGGAACGGTCCCAATCGAAAAAATCAATAGCTTCATCGAATTGTTTTTGTGTGCTGGCAAAAGTGCTTTTCAGGTCTCCCCCAAATCCGTAGGTCGGAAGCCACCAGTCCCATTTGCACCGGGTATCGAGCGTGTATTTGAAGTTGCCATATTGGAAACATTGGTTCTTATTGACCATGAATCGTTGAGTTTCCGCCTTAGCAAGCACTTGGGCCAGGAAAGGATCGTGTCGGGCTTCCATGCGGAGGGACTTCTTCATGGCTTCTGCCAGTTCCCAATCCTCGCCGGAATACAATATATCGTCCACCATGCGTTTGTCATACCTGACCCTTTCCGGTTCGGTAATCATCGCATCGATTAGGCTGCCGAATTTGAAGGCTTTCTCCTTATCCCCGTATTGGGTACGGGGATAGAGGAGGTTCTTTAGTTCCGTAAGGTCCGAGTTACTAACCTCCGACCGTTGGTAATACGTATCTTGCATCTTCTTCCTTGAGTTTTAGATATTCAATGACTGCAAAGTCAAATTCGAAATTGTAGGTGTTATCCATCAGCCACCGGAACCATTTGCGGCCCTCTTCCGTATCGAGAATCTTTTTCAGAATACTTGGCTCGCGTCTGTATTTTCCGAAGTTTATCCATGAGGACAGATAGAGTTTCTTTTTCATATCATTTGGCTGTTATATCATCGATATACTTTACATATGCGGACTGGATTTGCTCTCCGTCCTTATTCACAACTTTCTCGCAGTAGGTAATCATCTTCTTATGTACCTTCTCTAGATCCTCCATGCTCATATTAATTCCTTCGCGCATGAACCACATCTGATATACCTGCATGAATCCTTGTGGATTGGTTATCTGGATCTTCTTCTTGACCTTGGCTTTCGTTGGAGTAGGGGACATGCTGGCTGCTGAGAAATCAAATGCTGCCTGTACTTCGGCAGCAGACTTTTCTGCAGCCGCTTTGGCCTTAGCATCTTCTTCCCGGCGTTTTCGTTCTTCTTCCTGTTTTTTTCTTTCTTTCGCTTCCTGTTGTTTTCGCTCTTTTTCCATACGGGCAGCTTCAACCGCATTGGTATGGCGTAGCTCTTCCTGTTCTTCTAGTTGTTTGCGGAGGCTGGGGAGTTTGTCGATCAAATCCTGTTTTGTACCCTCTATTTCAAAACGGTAACGTTCTGTAAAATCTTTCTTCTTTTGTATAGCGACTTCATTTTTTATTGCCTTACGGGTTTCTGCGTCCATATAGAAGGTTTGTTTGTTGTCAGAAACGTTTTCAACAAAAGCACTCCAGGAGAAATTTATACTTGTTTCGGATATTCGTCGGCATACATCGTTGTAGGTAGCGAGAGTAGCGCGGTTGAACATGCTGTTTAGTGCATTGATATGCTTTTCAACGTATGCGGCATACGCTGTATCCAACATGACAGAGATATCCGATCGGTATTGAGCCTTTTCGTTCTCCAACATCTGTTTACGGCGAGCTTCCTCTTCCCGTCGTTTTTGTTCGGCAATCTTCTTGGCCGCGTATTTGTTACGGGCCTGTTGGAGCTTATAAGGAATAGTGGTGACCGATTTGACGTCGATAGCCGATTCCAAAGAGGTAAAAGACTTGCTGACTGTAGCCAGAAGTTGCGTCAATGGCTTACGACGCTTGTTCATGTTTTCTATTGTTATTTTCGTCTTTGCCAAATACTCTGAGACCTTCGCATCCAGTTCATCCGAGCTAATACCTCCTTCCGCTTCAATGGTGTCCAGAAGTGTTTGTCCGGCTTGGTTACATGTCGATACGGAAGTTTGGTTGCGTTGCAAGGTGGCAGGAGCCGATTGCATGATCTGATTGAATTCTTCCACTTTAATAAGAGAATTGTTAGCTTGTGTATCCATTGTGATAAATTTTTAAGTGATTGATCGAGTTTATTAAAATCCGGCGTCTTCATCTTCCTGTGATATTGGGGTTGTTATACCTGATGCGGGTACCGGTTCCGCTTGTGGTTGCTCTCCGAATTCCTGTAAAGGGTTTTCCGATTGAGGTTGGAGGGCTTGTGGCTGCTGTCCGGGTTGATTGGGCTGAATAACGGTTGTTTGTTCTAATCCGTAGTCAATATCCTGCGGTTCTTCTTGAGTTTCGAATACAGTAAACTTTCCGGTCCGGACTTTGGGATATCCGTCGAATGCGTGTTTAATCAGTTTGCTTTCCAAGAACCCAGGATCGATACCGCCTTCGTTTGAAGTATAGAGGGCATTCGCCTTACCTTCTTTTTGACGGGTTTGCGGATTCCAACGTTGGTTGTTTTTGTAGCTGTACGCCTCTAAGCGTTTGATATCACCCTCCATCATCCAATGCCAGTCTACAGTCCCATCGGCGCGGACAATACGGATAAAACCACCGATCACCTTATTTGATTTGCGGGGACAGGCCGCCTGATAGGTAACGGTCTTTACTCCGTCAACCAATCCCGGTGAGAATGTGTCACCTTCATAGCAAACAACCGGATTATCTACATACCGGACCTGTCCGGCACGCTGGCGCATAACCAATTCCCCATAACCGGTGATGGAAAGGTAAGCACGCAGTTCATAGATATCGTTGCCATTGTTGTCCTTATAGCCGGTCTTCGTGCTGCGGGGGAGAATATAGCAGTGGGGGCGTCCTGTGGGATCAAGAGACAGGCCGTTTACGGCAATATCTAAGAAACAGCCGTACAGGGACAGGGGAGAACATCTTTGCAGTTCCGGCTTGTCTTGTAAGATTTTCCGGAAGTTGAATTTTTCCTTTTCATAAATCTGAGTTCCTTGGCCGGTTCCCCAGATCGCATTGTACATGAGTATAAACTTCTGTTCAACCCGGCTATCATCCGCTATCATGAGCGGATTTAGCTGATTTAGTTCAGCTACTTTAATTTGAATTTGATTTGACATGATTCTATTGTTTAAAAATTAATTACCAATGTTTCTTTATCGTGTAAACCATTGCCACGCAACCAGATGCCGTAACTATATGCTGGAAATACCCCAAGCAAATAGCGATAATACCAAGTATGGCAAGCGTTCCAAACAGGATGTAAAATCCCCACCTCGCTACTTGAGCGAGTTTCCAGTAATTTGTTTTCATACATCAATGATTAATTGGCAAAAGCCGTTTACTTGTCTTTGAAATAGCGAGTTGGATTTATATTGTAAACATCCTCCGATAACCCTTTACCTGGAGTGCCTTGCCGTGTTAATAATTCATTTAGTAATCGTATGGATTCAGGGCGCATTTATACAAGTCTTCCAACCTGTATTCGATTTTGCCCGGCCGTTTGTAACGCTGTAAAGTACCTTCCGAGACCCATCGCTCCACATTCTTCCGTCCAAAGCGGATACGTGCTTCCTTTTGTCCGATAAACTCTCTGGTTCCGGCTTGTATCTTGGTGATTTGCCAAGCGAGGTATTCAAGTTCGATTTTCCGAAAAGAAGGAATGTTTGGATAGGTTGTGTCGGTCTGCATGATTATTCGCTTTTAAAAAGATTCTTTTCGTTTGCATATCGCATAAACTCCGCCATAGAGTGTATCGAGAGTTTTCGGAACACGTTCTTCCGATGATTCTTTACGGTGTGGGACGATATAAAAAGCGCTTCCGCAATCTCTTCGTCTTTCTTGCCATAGTAGCAAAGCTCCATCACCCTAAGTTGACTGTCTGAAAGTGTGCTGTTGAACTTAGGTTCACAGATTTTTTTGAAGCCATCGCATTCCCCACGCAGCGGACAACCGACAAACTCAAATTTGAAATTCCAGTTCTCATCGATATCGATCATGTTGTCATACAGCCCGAAGTTGCATTTGATAAATCGGCGTATAGCCAAGAAATCACGATAGCATTTATTCCCATCGTAACGGGCGTAATACTTGCGGAGAGCTGTATAGGCTTCTGGATAGAACTCTTCCAGCACCTCTAGAAAACGCTGAATAAAGTCGGTATCCGATTCCTTTAACTGGCGTTCCGGCTGTCCCTGTTCTTTGATGATTACTTCACCGGATGGAGTGGTATAGAATTCTATTGCATGCATGATTCTCCCTCCGGAAAAAGAATTTCTATAGGTGCGCCTAATTCTTTAGATATAGCCTTTTTGCAAAGCTTATCGGGGTTGAATGTGCCTCTTAACCAATTGTAGACAGTTTGTTCTGTGCGCTCTGTCGCATTAGCAATCCGGCGAACGAACTCCTGTTTGGGTGTTGGAATCTTATCAAGTGCTTCATATCTGTCTTTGAAAGACAGTTCACTTGCTCCATGACTTTGTAGGGTTAATTTTTCCATTTTTACCTCCTTACATTATTATATATATACTAATTTCTTTACCTTTGATGTTGTATTAATTATTACAAGTGCAAATATAGATATATTTATCTACAAACAAAACTATGTGTAGATAATTTTATCTATTTAACAAATTATCTATGGCAAAACAAGAAGTAAGTCAATTAAGAGATAGAGTCAAGGCTTTTATTTTATCAAAAGGACTTAGTGTTAGAGCTTTTGAAGCATCTGTAGGGCTTCCAAATGGTTCTGTAGCTCAATATTCCGATTCAACAAGCAAGGAAACATTAAAAAAAATCTCAGAAGTATATACTGATTTTGACATAGACTATATTATTTCTGGTCGGAATAAAGATGTAGATGCTAATATCTACAATGACCGACAGCCAATTCTTGATATTCGTGTTTGTGCGGGGAACGGTATAGGTTTAGAGGGGGACGAGAACAAAATAACAGAGTGGGTTTCCATCCCTGCATTTAAAGGATGTCGAGGAATTATGGTATTTGGGGATAGCATGTATGACAAGTATAAATCTGGAGATATCATATTTGTTCGTAGGATCGAAAGTCGGGATGATATAGACTATGGCCAGTGTTACGTTGTTATAACCCAGGAAGATCGATATATAAAGAATCTTTATGAAAGTTCTAAAGGTGATGGTTATATTACAATGGTTTCATATAATATGGAACTGAATCCTGATGGCCGTCGTAAGTTTCCAGACCGGGATATTGCTAAGAGTGAAATCTTGTTTCTTTATAAGGTGGCAGGGAAGTTGAGGAGAAATCAATTATAGAAACAATTTAAACTAGTATTAGTTATGAAATTATATCATTATACATCAATTGAAAATTTAGCTCTCATATTGAAAAATAAAACGATACGTTTTACAAGACTTGATAAGGTTGATGATAGCGAAGAAGCAGGATTATCCTGTAAAAATATCCAACTTAGTTATTATACTTTCGTGTCATGTTGGACCGATAGTGAAGAGGAAAGTATTCCTTTATGGAAAATGTATGCTGGTAAAGAGATGCACGGAATAAGAATTAGCCTAGATAGTGATATGTTCTTAAAGTACCATATTCCTAGTGGAAGGTTTTATGGAGTTGATGTATATTCGAAGAATGAAAAAAGTTCAATACTGCCGATTGAAAAGATAGTAACGAAAGATTACTTAGTAGTTCCTTCATTTAATGATTCGGAAATGTTCTTTAAGAAAGTATTATATGTGGATAATCCATTTTCTGAAATGAGAGATGTTGTGCAAATACAAGATATGGGAAATGGGGAAGGAGCAATGAAAATGAATCTAAAAAAGATAGGCTTATATAAACGAAAATGTTGGGCTTTTCAAAAAGAACATCGTTTCACATTGACTATTTTACCTAATATTTGGGGAGATATAGACATAAACCAGATGCCAAAACGGATTATGCAGGCTGTATATGATAGAATCCCTCCCAAGCTTTCTTTTTTTGATTTAGAAATAAATCCTGAATTATTATCAAAAATGAAAATAACACTTAGCCCTATCTGTTCGGAGGCAGAAAAGGTGATAGTTGAGTCTATAGTTCAGAAATTTGCACCTAAAGCCATAATTAGAGAAAGTATGCTTAAGGGCTTAATTAATAGATGATTATTCCTTTAAGTAAATAATTTTCTCTATTTCATCATAATGGTATTTGAGTGATAAATAATATGAATGATGAAATAAGTAACGATAGTAAGCTTCATTAGCAAAAAATCCTCTCATTAATAAATTGAAACTAAGCGAGTTTACTAAAATTGATTTTCTGGAATCTATTAATGTACAGATGAGAGTTTGATAATGATCATCTATTGCATTAAAGCAATCATATAAGATACAATTTTTTGTCATAACTTTTAATTTAAAATATAAATAGATGGAAGATAAAGACAAAATAATAGCCTCACTCCGGAAGCAGCTCAAGGAAGCTGTTAGCCGGTGTAATGCCTTAGAGCAAGAAAATGCTCTATTGTCATATCAACTTGAAAAGATGGAGGAAAGATGTCCGGAATCACATTAAAGATAGACAAAGGTCAATCTTCCGCTTTCTCCGAGATTATGGGATTGCTCCAGTCTTTTCCTGGATTAAAGGAATGCAAGAAACATTATTCGGTAAAGCTGACGGAAGAAGAGGTTTTCCGGTTCCGGAATGAACTGGATCAGATTATGCAACTATTGCCGCAATTGAGGGAAAAGGAGTGGTTCGATATTCCGGCTTACGGGACGGATGAATGGGCTAACTGGATGATAGATTTACACAGAAAAAATATGTAACTTTGGAGGGTGGTTTACAAATAGTTTACAGTCATATATGTAAATGATTAGAAATTAATAGATTAAAATATATGTCAGACAGTATTGTTATTATTCCCACGTATAACGAAAAGGAGAATATAGAAAATATTATTCGGGTTGTATTTGGGTTGGAGAAAGAATTTCATATTTTGATTATAGATGATGGATCGCCCGATGGTACGGCAGGTATTGTAAAACGGCTGCAAAAAGAATTCCCCGAACGCCTTTTCATGGTGGAACGTAAAGGTAAGTTAGGATTGGGTACGGCTTATATCTGCGGATTTAAATGGGCAATAGAACATAAATATGATTTTATATTCGAAATGGATGCAGACTTCAGTCATAATCCGAATGATCTTCCCAAATTATATGCGGCCTGTATGGAACAGGGTGGTGATGTCGCAGTCGGTTCCCGCTACTGTAACGGTGTGAATGTCGTGAACTGGCCGTTGGGACGTGTGTTGATGTCCTATTATGCTTCCGTATATGTTCGTTTTGTTACTGGAATGAAAGTACAGGATACGACAGCCGGTTTCAAATGCTATCGTCGTGAGGTGCTTGAGACGATCGATTTGGATCGTATCCATTTCAAAGGATATGCGTTCCAGATAGAAATGAAGTTTACGGCATATAAGTGTGGTTATAAAATCGTGGAAGTCCCCATTATTTTTATCAATCGTGTATTAGGCACTTCCAAGATGAACTCCTCTATCTTCGGGGAAGCACTGTTTGGCGTATTGAAATTGAAATGGTGGAGTCTGTTCCGTAAATATCCCCAAAAAGAGAATCGGAAAGCGATTGCCGGATAATGCCATTATTGTAAAAAGCAATAAAAAGGGATATTCAGTAAATGTCTCCACATAATACCATGGCATATGAAGATGATAGAGTATAATCACTTCATATGCCATTATTATTGTCATTTTTCTGTATATTCTCATATACTCTTATCGGGCAAGACATAAAGTTCCGGAAGAAGTCTTCTGACTTCTTCTGATTCTATCTGTAAATTCATGTCATGCAGCTTTCCTCGTTCTGTTCCTGATCTTGTCAATCATCAGTATGGCATTTGCCGTATGTATTCCAAAGAAGATCCACAGGATTTCCGTCTTCCTGTTTCTGGCCTTTATTCTTGTGAGCGAGTAATGTTGCTTTTGAGTACCGAAGCTTCCTTCAAGCCGGGTGGTCCTTTCTTTTGAGAGTTCGCTTCTAAGCACCTTCCTCAAAGGCTCATCTTTGGCCGCCC